TACAGGTGCATCAAATCATAGATGGACTGGAACAGGTGGTGCAAACGCTTACTTTGCATGGTGGAGAAGTCAATATCCAAGTGTAGATGAATCAGAAACAGACCCAGTTGCACTTGGGGTTTATGATAACTGGAAGGAATGGAACACTACTTTATCTCAAGATATTGCAAACCAAGTAGATTACACTACAACTCTAAACAGTCATAAAGCAACCATAACTGCACTTCAAAACAAGAAGGCATCTTTACAAGCAAAAATAGACAACGGTGACCTTGACGGGACACCATAAAGTTTGATATAATAGGAATATTATGGGTGCAAAAAACTTACATCTAGAACACTTAGAGGACGAGATTATCAATCAAGGTATTGATGGTGGTCGTGGTGCAATAAACTTTTTACAGGGTCTTAGAGACATGTTAAAAGGTAATGCATCATCAGGTGTAAAGATGACTGTAAAATGGGATGGAGCTCCAGCTATATTTTGTGGTAAACATCCTGAGACAGGTCAGTTCTTTGTTGCAAAGAAATCACTGTTCAATAAAGAACCCCTCTTCTATTCATCAGAGCAAGAGATCAAAGATTCAGGTGATTTATCAGGTCAGTTAAAAGAAAAGTTTCTTACATCATTCAAACATCTTTCTAAACTATCTTGGAACACGATCATGCAAGGTGATCTAATGTACACCAGTGATAAGAAGATGACCACGATTGATGGAGAGTCATACATTACATTCCAACCAAACACGATTTTTTATGCAGTACAAACAGACAGTGAGCTGGGTAAGAAAATAGCTAAATCTAAAATGGGAATCGTTTTCCATACCACATATTCAGGTTCTAGTATAGAGGATTTATCAGCAAGTTTTGGTGCAAACATATCAAAGTTAGGTAATAGTTCAGATGTTTGGGTCGATGATGCATCATATAAAGATGTAAGTGGTAAAGGTTCTATGACTGCAAAAGAAACTCTTGCATTGACTCAGGAGTTATCAAAGGTTGGTAAAGCATTCCATGGGATCAAGAGAAAGGACTTAGATAAGTTTCAAGAGATACAAACTGCAATCGGTTCTAAAGGAGCTGGTGCAAGTTACAAGACATATTGTAATGCACTCATCAGATCAGGAAAATACAAACCAACATATGATGGGTACATGAAACACTTTGAAAACTATTGGAGAGATAAGGTAGTTGGTAAAGTGAAAACAGAAAAGACAAAAGAGATCAAGAGAGAGATTGGTGAACAACTATACAATGAAATGAGGTCTCTCAAAAAGTTTCTAACAAACCTAACACTTTTTATGGGACACTTAGTGATTGCAAAGCAAATGGTTATAGATGTCCTAAATAGAGTAAAGAGTATAGGAACATTTAATAAAACTGCAAATGGTTTTGAGGTAGTAAACCCCGAAGGTTATGTTGCAATTGATAGAAAAGGAAGTGCAGTTAAACTCGTAGATAGAATGGAGTTTGCATACAACAACTTTACTGCACAAAAGAATTGGGACAAATGAAGACATTTAATAATTTCATATCAGAAGCCAAAGAGAAAAGTGCAACTTTTACATTTGGTCGTTTTAATCCACCTACTACAGGACATGAGAAACTTGTCAAAAAACTTCTGTCCGTTGGTCGTGGAACAGATGTACTATTGTTTTCCTCACACTCAAATGATAAGAGAAAGAACCCACTAAACCACAGAGACAAAGTAAAATATCTTAAGAAGTTCTTTGGAAAGATTGTAGTTGATGCAAATGTAAGAACTGTATTTGAGATTTGTAACTTCTTACAAGAGAAGAAGTATGTAAATATAAACATGGTTGTAGGATCAGACAGAGTAAAAGAGTTTGAAATGTTGATTACAAAATACAACGGAGTCAAAGCAAGACACGGTTTTTACAAATTCAAGAACATAAACATTATATCAGCTGGAGAAAGAGACCCCGATGCAGATGATGTATCAGGAATGTCTGCAAGTAAGATGAGAGAGTTTGCAGAGAAGGGAGACTTCGAAGGATTCAAAGATGGTGTACCATCAAAAGGTAAGAACCTTGCAAAGAAACTATACGATGACATAAGAAAAGGTATGGGTATCAATGAAGGAACTTTACCACAATACATGATAGAAGATTTAATTACAGAAGGTGTATATGACCCAGGCATCTTCAAAGCTGTGTTCCTTATGGGTGGGCCAGGCAGTGGTAAATCTGCAGTTGTAGATAAACTTGCACTGAAAGCTCTAGGTCTTAAGTTAGTAAACACAGACAAAGCATTTGAGAATGGTCTTAAGAAAGCAGGATTATCTCTTGATCTAAGAGGTGCAGACTTTGAAAAGGTTGATCCGATTCGTGCAAAGGCAAAGAAGATCACTGGTAAGAATATGGATGCATATATCAGGGGTAGACTTGGTATGATCTTTGACACCACAGCTGCAAACAAATCTAAGATTATAAGTTACAAAAAGTTACTAGACAAATTAGGATACGAATACAAAATGGTATTTGTAAGAACCAGTCTAGAGAATGCACAAAAAAGAAATGATATGCGTGCAAGAAAATTACCTCCTGAGATAGTACAAGGAGACTGGGAAAAGGCTATGAAATCTGCAAAGGAATACAAAAGTCTATTCAAGAGAGATTTCGTTGAGATAACAAATGATGATACTGTTCAAGCATTAGATGCAAAAGCAAATCAATTATTCAGTAAAATGATGACATGGACTTCAAAGTATCCAAGTAATAAACAAGCTCTCAAGTGGAGAGAACGCATGTTGTTACAGAAAAAGGGATAAATACTATTATGGCTGCAAAGAAATACAGAGAAATTAAAAAGGAGTTCCCTATAGAAGAGGGTAAACTTGTATCTGATTTTGAAAACATTCTAGATAAAATCATGCAAGACCTAAAATCTAAGTTAGGTAAAGAATATAAGAAGAACTCAGAGAGAGGCATTGCAATGATTAATACAGTCGGTGCAATGGTAGGTGCAAAGGTCACAGATAAGAAACAAACTAAGGGTAGATTATTCCTTAAGTTTGGTGACGATATAGAAGAGAAGAAAGATATGACTGCAATCTCTTCATGGAAGAAGAAGATAAAACAAGTCAAAGGTCTTACTAAACAACAGTTACAAGTATTATCACAATTACCTACACCAGTTATTACTTCTCTTATCAATCAGGTGGGTATGGTTGTAGCAGGTGATGAACCAATACAAGAAGACGCTGCAACTGACGCTGCAAATCTCAAGGCAAAACAAACCGAAGAGATGGAAAGACTCAAACAGAAACAACAAACAGAAATGGAAGCTCTCAAAGACAGACATACAAGAGAGATGGACAGAATCAACGATCAGAAAGAGAAAGAGGCTGTAAACAAACAGATAGAATCAGAAAGAGAAGCTGCAAGAAAAGCTGCAACTAACGAATCTCTAGAAGAAGATAAAGAAGAACAAGATCGTGATGTATCTAAGAACAAGGGTACACAACCTAAGAAATACTACAAGGGTTTAGATAAAGATACCAAACAGAAAAGAGATGCACACTTCAAACAAGGTAAGACTGGCCCTGCACCAGGCGATAAAGATGATGAGGGTAAACCTATCAAGACTAAGAAGTCTGTCCATACTAAGAAGTTTCAAAAAATGTTTGGTGAAAAATTAGGTAAGAATGCAGACGCAGGTGATTATGTAAAAGATTTCAGGAAGTCAGATGCACCACAATTCAAGGGTAAGTCTGATAAGAAGATTCAAAAGATGGCAATCGCTGCTTATCTAGACAAAAAGGGGAAATAACACATGTGTTCATGTTGCAAATGTTGTAATTGTAATTGTTGTTAGGGGGATAATATGAGTGAATATAAATTAGGAACTGGTAATAAGACCGATAACGGTGTACTAGAACAAGGGACTGATGAGATTGTAAAATCATATCAGGAAGATACCCCTGGCCAATCAGTTGATGAATTCATAAAAGAAAAAGAGAAAGCTTTTCATGAACAGAAGAGTGAAGCTAAAAAAAGATTCAAAGATGTATTTGGTAATCCACTAAAAGGATATCCAGCAAACGAAGACTTCGAAGTA